CCGGTTTCCCGGGGCCTGAGTGCGAACACTCGACATCTGTCTTGACAACAGATCTAGGGTCTAGCATTTTTGCAAAAGCAAGCCACTTACCTTGAGAAGATCCCTTGGAGGGAAAATCTATGAAAACAAAAATGTCAAAAGAAGTAGCTGTATCTTTCGTTAAATCGATTGAAGGCATCATTGTGAAATCCTCTTGGAACTATTACGATTCTCGTCGTGATAATTCAAAAGCGGTTCATTTTGCTGTATTCTTCGATCATGAAGGGTATAGCGTTCGTAAGACGATCTTTGCGTTCGGCAGCCGAGCTAAGAGAAACACATTTGTAAATCAAATGCTATCTTTCGGTGAGGTTGATGCCGATCTAGTAGATTACTCCCATCACTCCACGACCGCAATTAAACAGGCAGAAGCCCGTTGTATATGTGGTTTGAAGAGTGAATCTTCTCATTCCCACTCCGTTCTGTCTGCAGTGGCCGAAGAACCCGGATACGATGTATCCGTGATTTTTGGTACCATCGCTGAAGAAGGAGTAAGGAAGCAACTGTCTGATGAGCTTGATGCATACATGTTTAAAGGTATGCAAAGGGGAAACCCATTATATTTTTGGGAACCCCTCAATTTGGCTAATCCGACAACGGTAAGTAAGGCTTTATCGTCAGTGCAGGGTGAGTGGGAAAAGTTCCCATACGCTCCCGCTGACATAAAGCCGTTTTCCAGCGAGTCTGAGAATTTTCAGGTACTCGTTGGTTTGTTAGTTACAGCTGCAAGTAAATTGCGTGCTGCTGGAGTCGATGCTTGCGCATGCGACTGTGGGGCTTTACAGTTCAGTGTAGTTACTAACGAGATTCAGGAAGATGGTTCCATTGTGGACCACCGTTACTGCCTCGCCTGTGACTTTTTCATTGATCTGAAGAGCTTTAACTGACGATCGGGTAATAAATAACCACAAACATAAGAGGAAATTTTACTATGGCAAGTCCACGAAACCCCGGGTACAATAACATCACTTCGGTGACTGTTACCGTGGGCACTCAAACGAGAACTCATCAGATAAGGCAAAGTCTTCTAGCGAAGACTCATACCGTAACGTCGGGTTATCATTATAAAGTTGCTCATGGTTACAAGTTGCCTGAGTTGACATATAGTATGCGGAAGTTAGTGGATGATTCGTCATGGTGGAAATACTCAAATGTGCTCGCTGGCTTTGATAATGGATCCTTCACAGGATCTAATAGCTTCGTCACGGGCTGTGGTATTCCGATTTATACGGACCCGACTAGTTCTGCAAATAGCAAAGCTTTACAAAAGTTCTTTTCGAACGCAGATAGCAAGCAGTCTAATGTCGGTGTTACTATGGCCGAGTTACCTAGAACTGTCGCCTTGATTGGTGACACGGCGACTCGGTTATATAACATGTACAAGAGATTGAAGCGATTTGACGTAAGGGGAGCTTTTGCTGCTATTGGCTATCATCATCCCAAGTTGGAGAAGAAGATAACCCGCAGGTCTAGATCCCTTCCGCGTACGTTGCCAGGCCGTGATGAATTTGCTTCGAGCGCAGTGCTCGAGCTTCAATACGGTTGGAAGCCTCTTTTAAGTGAGGTTCACAATGCCTTGGTTGACGTGGCGGAAAGGTTTCTCAAGGACGATAGGGATATTATGATTCGGGGTGGCGGTTCCTCAAATGGGGAATGGCAAACCTCGCCTCGTAGTAATCCATCGACCTTAGGGACAACCATTGTACGTTCTAACTCCGTCAACAAATGTCGCGTCGGATACCTATGTTTTGCCCAAATTATTAAGGCAGATCGTAGGACCGCTGCTGGCATAGGTTCACAAAACCCGCTCGAAATTGCTTGGGAATTACTTCCTTTCAGTTTCGTCGCTGATTGGTTTATGCCAATTGGTGCGTGGGTCGACAGTCTAGGAGCACTCGAAGGCCTAAGTTTTATACAAGGGTCTAAAAGTGTTCTTAGACGAGTAGAATATACAGAACGCTTGGTAGGGGTACGAGCGTCGAGCCCAGCTGTCAGATTTAAGAATGAAGAGCGCACCCGTAAGGATGTGACCTTTACTCGTACAGTCTTAACTGGGTTCCCTAGCGGCTTCGGTATGCTTAATCTTAAGGGCCTAGATCAGGTCTTTGGGACGGCACACACTGTTAACGCTATTGCACTACTGCATCAGATAATGAAAGGTCGAAAGGCCGATCGTTATTAGATCAACAACCGGGCCTAAAGCCTTAAACTAACCACTCCTATAGGAGCTTTATATGGCAGCAGTAGCTGACATCGTACTGGCTGACGGATTAGCAACTCCCGTCAATCATACTTTCAACCCCACCAAGAAAGAAGGAAATCTGATCATGTACGCCGATAAAATTCTCGGCGTTATGGCAGGTTATCCCACTCTTACTCTGGGTAGCCGTCTACCAACTGGTAAGAACGGCAACTACAAGACGACAGGCCGAATCCGGCTTCCTGTTCTTGAAACGGCTGCAACATCGGCTTCGGGTTTTACACCCGGACCGACTGTGGCCTACTCTTTGAATGCGAACTTGGACGTAGTCATTCCTGAACGTGCGACCCTTGCTGAGCGAAAGGATCTTCATGCTTATTTGAAGAATCTTTGTGCTCACGCAGTATGGGGCTCAATCGTCAAGGATATGGATTTCCCTTACTAATCAAGAAATTGATAAATTCGGGTAGCCATGAAAAGGCTATATCTTCGTTTACTTTTGGAGTTGATCATTGCTACCCTTAAATGGGTCATTGAACATCTCCTATCATCGAGTAATAAATCATGAACAGGTTTCAAAAGATTGAAATCGAGGAGAACTTTAAGACTCCTCAGCACGAAAAGCTCTTTAGAGAACTCGTGCATGCGACGTCGTATATATTTGAAGAAGCTAACACACCTACCTCGCTGGCACTGTACCTTATGATCAAATATGGTGAGTATAAACAATACTTATCATACGTAGTCAGAACGGATGCAGTGTCATCACGAGAGTTCTTTATGAACTATCAGTGTGCTAAGTTATTCAGCAAGTACGAAGCGCTTCCAACCGGTATAAATTTACGGAAGGTTGCGGAACGCGAATTCATCGATTGCGAAATGAGCTGTCGTGAAGTTAACCTACAGATCCAAAAGTACGGTTTTCGGTCTCTTTTTGATGAGATCGACGAATGGTTTGTGATAAACACAGCCATTTGTAAAATCAACAGTATATTAGGGCCTGTAATTCCGCTTAACGATATGCAATTTCATTTCGGCCCGGGCTCGAATGTTGGCTTGAAGAAGAACAAAACAAGTTCTATTGACAAGCTTGGTTCAGTCCGATCAGTAACAAATGGTATGCTTGCGCTTCTAAAGGATGATCCGATAGAGCACCCCGCTTGGGATTGTATTTCCGTTAACGAGATACCGTCTGTTCCTTTTCGTGACCTGTGGTCATGGAAGGTCGTTCCGGGTAGTAAGCTTACGTTTGTTCCCAAGAATGCTAAAACAGACAGACCCATATGTGTTGAGCCGTTATATAACAGCTTCGCGCAAACTGGGTTAGGGACAGAAATAAGGAAGCGCCTAAAGAAAATAGGATGCAACCTGAAAGATCAAACACGAAACCAGAAGCTTGCGAGGGTTGGTTCCCTTACAGGCCAGTTGGCAACTGTGGATCTTTCTTCTGCATCTGATATGATCTCGAAAGAGGTAATCAGGTGCATGATCCCTTTTGACTGGTTTAGACTCCTTACATTAACCCGCAGCCCTTCGTATACCTACGAGGGCCGTACATACCACTTTGAGAAATTTTCATCGATGGGAAATGGCTACACATTTGAGTTGGAGACGTTATTGTTTCTAACAATCGCAAAGTCAGTTTGTGAGGCATTAAAGCTTCCAACTGATGATGTCAGTGTGTATGGAGACGACATAATTTTGCCGTCTGCGGGTTTTGAACTTCTTGGCCGGGTCTTAACTAAACTCGGTTTCAAAGTTAATAAGGCAAAATCCTATGCCACGGGCCCCTTTCGGGAATCCTGTGGTAAGGATTACTTTCTTGGAGATCTTGTTCGCCCTTTGTTTCTTAAGAAAGCAGTGTCATACCAGGCTTTGTTAGCTTGGATGAACCATATGCATCGATGGAGTGGGCCGCTTTTTGAGGACCCATTCTTTCGATCCACTTATGATGCTATGCTTAAGATGCTGCCGTACGGCCTTCGTTCGATACGAGGACCTGACGGGTACGGGGACGGTCACCTTCTTGTGTACCAACGCGAAGAGCTGAAAAGCTTGAAGCATAAGTACAGGTCGAGGGGGCATAGTGGATTAGCGTTCTTCACAGTTCGCGAAATCCCGGTGCGCTTTAGATCTAGAGGTGCAGCTTTATTCGCCTGGTGTTTATACCAGGCTAGCAAAAGTTGTGTAGACGGTGAGCTTGCGCTTGACAACGCATTCTTCACACGTCGCGACCGGTCTAAGTCTAAGATCCGAAAAGTATTCCTTGAGTGGAATGATTTCGGGTCTGAACATATACAGGTACGCTCCTTGAGTGGTAGCGTGCATGCGTATGAGACGAAGGTCTACTGGCGGACTGTTCACACAGTTTGCCAATATTAACTCCTAGTTAAACTTTGGAGTCCGCTTTAAACGGCGGTGGCGGGAGGTTGATTAGACCTCTCTACAGTTAC